GCTGATGCCGTAGGGCTGCGCCAGGCGTGAGGCTATCTGCAGCGCATCGGATTCGTTGATCACGTTATTGGGCCATTCTGCGGAACAGTCCACCAGATCCTGGCACTTACTGCGCCCCGTCGCCCGCACCTCATGACGCCGCGCAGAGATCATCGGGCTCCACTGGTCAACGTAACCGGTCATGACCAGGTCATCGTCCAGACGAACCTCGCAGGGCTCCCCTTCCCTGACCAGCTGTTTCTCACTGCTGCCGGGGAAGTAGTCCATCAGGCCGAGATCGAAATCTGAGGGAAGCCGCTCGATGCCGCGCGTCACCCGCACGTCATCCCAGCCCTGAATATTTTTGCCCCCGACGGTCAGAATAAGTTCATCTTTCACTGGGGTTTCCTCGCCATAAAGCGCAAAGGCATAAAAGCCGGGTGACGCACGCCGGTCTCCTGAATCAGTTCATCGCTGCGGGACGCATCCTGATAAAGGCGCGTGGCCAGCACCAGCGACGGCATCACCGCAGGGACGGACACCTGCATCACGTCTGCGCCAGTGGCACCTTTCAGCGCCATCGCGTCCACAAAAGCCTGCCTGAGTGCCAGAAGCGCGTTGTAACTGTCGTCGTCGCCCCGGTCACCGGCCATCACCAGCGCAGCGTCGAGCTGATCACAGACGCTCTCTTTGATTGCCGATGCATCACCTGTCCCCGCCGGATTCGCTTCTGCACCGGCAACCGCCACCGCCCCCGAGCAGAGCACGAGAATAAGCAGTGTGGCGCTGGCCGCCACGGCAGCGTTTTCAGGCGTGGCGTAATACTGCCCACTGTCTGCCTTTGCCAGCTTTTCCAGCGCCCGGATACGCTCTTCGGCACCACCGGGGCTGTTGAGTATCGCCAGCACGATGGCCTGAACCCGTGAGGCAAAATCGTCCATGGACGTGAACGCCGGAAGCGCTGAGGCCAGTTGCGTGATGCTGTCACGGGCCGTCACGCTTCTCGCCATGGTGATATTTACCAGCTGCGCGGTATCCGCAGTGTCATCCACATCCGTGGTGCCGGTGGCACCGGACGCACTGCCGCCCACGGTTCCACGGCTGTACCGCCCGTACCGGATGCTCCCGAACGTTGAGCGCAGCGTGCTGCTGAGGTTGGTGACTTCGCTGACGGTGTCCGTCACCATGCCCTGCCAGAATGAGGCAACCCCGCGCACCGTTTTGATCGCCTGGGAAACGCTCCGGATTTCCCCTTTGACCTGCGCCAGAAAGGAGGCCGCCGTGGTGCTGGCAAGCTTCAACCAGTTTGTGCTCACCACGTCCCCCGCCTGGGTGCTGCCCGTAGCGGAAAACACGCGAAGTCCCGACTCGATAACAGTCAGCGTGAACTCAAAGGCGCGACCTGCATCCATGCTTTCAGTGACCCTCAGGCCGCCTTCCGGCACGCTCACCGTCAGCTCACCCAGCGTCGGGTGAATAAGCGTGCCAGAACCGCTGGCTTCGCAGGCCGCGATCAGCGCCTGACGCTGGCTCAGCACGTCGCCCGCCTGGTAGCGCAGGCTGTCCTGCACCAGAAAACCCCGGATCGCTATTTTCCTGACGTCGCGGCCCATATCCTCGACCCAGACCGTGTCGCGGTAAGGGTATTCATGCACGGCCTGGCGTCGGCCAAAAACACCTTCGCCCTCATAAACGCCGAACGGCACGCCGCGAAAGCTCGCCGGTCGCAGGTGTGCCTGCCAGTCCCAGCCGTCACCGCTCCCGGTGAGGCCGGAAAGCAGGTTTTGTATGATTGCCATAGAGTTGAAATCCGGTTGTTATTAGGGCCAGGACATAGATGTCGCAACGCGACCGCCCTGCGTGATGAGCTGTTTACGTTCGCCGGTCTTATCGTTAATGAGCGTCAGTTCGACGGCGACTTTATTCTCCTGACCGGCGGCGGCTGACTGTCCACCGCTGCCCGCAGAGGAAACGGGAGAGGAAAGCGTGCCGCCTGACGTCTGTGCATCGGCCTGCCGCTGCGCCTGTAAGGTCTGCGGATCCCGAAGTCCTTTCCAGCGGTCATCGTTGATGGACGTGTGAATGGCCTGATTAATCTCATTATCGGTATAAGGCTGCGCACCGTTTTCATGAGAAATAATGGCGCTCATCACCCGGCGAAGCGTGGCCGGATCGTGCAGGTTGATACGCTCACGCGGGTCAAAACCGGTTTTTTTCGCCACATCATCGATATAATTCTGGGTTTTGTTCTCCGTCGCGGGGGCATAGGTGTGAATGATGCCGTTAAGGGTGTTGTTTCCCCGGTCACCATACAGCTGAAGCTGGCGCGACAGCGCCGCCATCCCGTCATGTGGTGTGGGAAAGCGCACAAATCCACCGTCATTTCCGCTACTGTTGGGGGCGTCACGCAGGTTGCCCGGATTGTTGTTTCGGATACCGCGGGCGTTACCCCCCGTGCCCGGGCCGGTATAGGCGGCGGGAACCATAGCAGAGGGTGCTTTAAGTGCAGCGGCAATATCGCCCTGCAACACACTTGCCTGATCGCCCAGGCCGTAACGTTCCCGCAAATCACGTCGCTGTTTGTCCGTGATCTGACCCGTGATGAGATTCACCTGCTCATCGGCGGGCAGCGAATTCAGGTATTTTTTATCGTCTCTGGCCCGGCGTACCCAGTCGCCCTCGCTGCCCCGAAGATTACCCAGAGCCTCATTCAGCGCCACCGGATCGCCGGGATTCTGCATCAGACGCCCGACGCCACGCAGGCCGTCATTAACAGAGCCGTCGGAAAGCAGACCGCCCGCCACCTTCTGGCGGACCCGGTTTTTAAAGCCGTCCCAGGCCGCACTCAGGCCAGTCAGGTTGCGGTTCAGCTCCACCAGCTGCGTGTTAACTTTGGGATCAACGGTGAGGCCCAGCTCATCAGCTCGGGTGAGGTAAGCTTTCAGCTTCGCCCCTTCACGTAACAACGCCAGGCCACTGGCATCAAGGCCTAACGCGTCCGCGACCGTTTTCTGGCGATCCGGCGTCAGCGACGGGAACACCTGCGCCAGCTGCTCAAACGTGCGCATGACGTCGGCGGTGCCGTCTTTATTTTTGACAATCTGCACGCCCATCTGGCTGAGCACAGACAGCACGCTGCCGTTACGCCCCTGCAGGGCATCGTTGAAGGTTTTATACATGCCCTCAACCGACGCGCGCGCACCGTCGCTGTCAGCGCCAAGAATCTGCATGGCCCCGGAAAGGCGAGTGAAATCATCAACCCGCATACCGCTGTTTTTTGCCGCCACGTCCAGGCTGTAGGCGTTGTCAGCGGCCTCTTTCATATTACCGGCAAGCGCCTGCGCGCCTCTGGCGAGACCATACGCGGCAACGCCCGCGACGCCCATTCTCCCGGCAATGCCCCCGAACCGTCCGGCCAGTTCCCCCACCATTTTGAGCGGTGGCACCATGTCGCCGATAAACTGTACGTTGTCCCGTGCGGCCTGAGACATCCCCTGCAGGTAGCGGGTGAACGTACTGAGCTCACCCGCCGACTCCTGTCCGCCGAGTTTCAGCGCATCGCGGGTTTTATCCAGCTCAGGTTCAAGTTTGCGGACGGCCTCTTCAATACGCGCGATGGCGGCGCTCGCCTCGTCATTACCGGCGAGCGTGAAATCAAAAACGTTAGCCATCGTCGTCGCCCCCTTTTCTCAGATCATTAATGCGCACCGCCTGCGCGTGCCACCAGGACAGGCGCTGCAGGCTCATTGCCCAGGCGCTGTCTGGCGGCCATCGGTAGTAAAACGTCACCTCAGCGGCTAAGCGCTGCCATCGCCCGAGGGCTTCCAGCTCAAAAAACTGAGCAGGTACTCCTCACACTTGCGGTAATCGATAAAATCCATGCCGGACAGAACCGACTCCGGTACGCCGCTGGTAAGCGAAAGCAGCAGACGCATGGCGGGAAGCGATCCGCGTTTTGCCTGCGCATCGTAAAACTGCTCCACCTGAGACAGCACCGGCGCTTTGAGCGGCAGGCTTTCCCAGGTCTGTTTAAGCGCATCGGAACTGAGCGGGACGCTCAGCGGGATAACGGTGCTTTTTTCAAGTTCAGCCATCTCAGTTCTCCGTCACGTCAGCGCCTTCCCAGCGCACGTCAAATACGGCTTCTTCGCTGTCCACTTCCTGGGTATTGACCGTCCAGAGTGCGCGCCCGATGATGGTTTTACCGTTCGCCAGTTCGGCGATCACGTTGACGTTGGTCTGACTGTTGAAGGCAGACACTGAAAGGCCACCGGCATCACGCACTTGGCAGGAGATGAACCCCGGCACCGGCTTTTCTTTATACCCGTGCACGGTATCCATGCCGCTCAGCGTGGTGCGCTCCATTTTTGACGGACGGTATTTAAACTGGCCGGCCACCATGATGGTGATC